TACGCCCGATGGGAGATGGCAACTAAAAAGGTTATCTCCCAGTTCGGCGGGATGTACGACATTCTTTATGTCGCGCACAGCGCCATGAAGCGTGAAGCAGGCGGCAAGCCGACTAAAACACTCGATGTATGGATGGAATCCGTAGACGATGTTGAAGTAGGTGAAGGAGACCCAAAAGTCATCCAAGAGGAAGCGTAAGCCGACTCTTGGTTGAACTGGCACTAGCTACTCAGATTCCTATGGATCATTGGCAAAGTGCCGAGGATATTCTTACAGCAGTTGAAATACTAGAGGAGCGAAATCGTGGCAGATGAAGTAATTGCCTTCGATAAGACGGAACTTCGTCAAGTGTTCAAAGCTCTTAAGAATATGGGTGAAGAAGCCAACGAGGAAGCCAAGCGTCAGTCAGGCGCTCTGGCTGATTTCGCTAGAGATGAAGTTATCCAAACAGCCGGAAGCCTACAGAGCAGTAAGGTCGCGGGACGTATTGCTCAAGGGTCAAAAGTTAAAAAGTCGAGCCGCATAGGCGAGATTACTTACGGGTTCGCTTCCCAGAAGTTCTCCGGTGGTGCAACTACTCGAGACATCTGGGGCGGCTCGGAGTTCGGTTCTAACAAGTATAAGCAGTTCCCTGTATGGTCAGGCCGTCAAGGTCGAGGCTCTAAGGGTTGGTTTATCTATCCAACGCTTCGCAAGATTCAACCGCAGATCGTGGCTAGATGGACTGAATCATTCGACAAGATTCTTAAGGAGTGGACATAATGGCTACAGGTACAAGAGCATTAACGCTCAAGCTGCTTGCCGATGTCGATAACTTTACTAAGAACCTCGACAAGGCAGATAAAGACGTACAAACCTTTGGCGATAAAGTATCTGCCTTTGGTAAGAAGGCTGGGCTAGCCTTTGCCGCTGCTGGCGCTGCCGCAGCTATTTATGCTGGCAAGTTACTTAAGGACGGCGTAGAGGCTGCCATAGCCGATGAGAAGGCCAATGCCCAGTTAGCCAATACTTTAATAAATGTTGCTGGGGCAACAGATGAAACTATTGCGGCAACCTTGGCTTATACAAGGGCAACAGAATTAGCGACAGGCGTTACAGAGGATGAGCTACGGCCATCCCTTAATAGATTGACCATCGCAACCGGAGATGTCCAAAAGGCTATCAAGTTACAGACTTTGGCTCTGGATGTATCCGCAGGATCGGGTAAGAGCCTAGAGGCCGTCACACAGGCTTTGGCTAAGGCACAAGAGGGCAACACAGCATCTCTAGTCCGTTTAGGTATTGGTCTATCTGCCGCGCAGCTTAAGACTATGTCGATGGACGATGTCACTAACTCACTTGCCGAAACTTTTGCCGGATCAGCTGACACAGCAGCCAATACCTTTGAAGGCAAGATGACTCGCTTAGGATTAGCCTTCGAGGATGTCCGGGATACAGTAGGCGGGTTTGTACTAGATGCCATCACTCCTATGGTTGAGACCTTAGTTAAAAATGTTATGCCAGCAATTCAGGACTTTACTTTTAATCTAGGCCAAAGGTTAGCGCCTGTTATGAAAGTTATCCAGCCAATAATCAATGGCCTTAAATCAGCCTTTAATTCAGTCCGAAATTCTTTGGTAGAAAATAACGATGAACTTCGTCCGTTCTACAATCTACTTCGTAACGTCTCAGACTTTATTGTCACTTATGTAGGCCCGGCAATTAGCGAAACCCTTGGACTGGCTTTCAAGGCTCTTGGAAAGATTATCGCTACAATAATCAACCAGTTTGCAGAGTTTGTACAAAGCATTACAAAGATTTACAACACAATTACCGGAATTATTGACGCCATCCGGGGTGCTGGCTCAGCTGTAGGAAACTTCTTTTCAGGGGCTTCTTACAGCGGAGCTACATCCCCAGCCGCTCCTATGGCTCCAGCACCAACCCCTGCACCGGCAGCGCCTTTAGTACCACGTTATCAATATGTTGGAAGCGGCACTACAAACATCACAGTCAACGGAGCAATCGATAGCGAGTCAACTGCTCGTCAAATCGTAGGACTTCTTAATGATTCATCAGCCCGAGGAACTTTGGGCGGTTCAGGGCTTGTCTTTGTATGACAGCCTGGACACCGACCTATAAGGTTTTAGTTAACGGCGTTGAAATCACCGATGTCACAGTCGCTAACCTAACCATTACTTCAGGGCGTACTGATGTTTACGTTCAGCCTGTTGCAGGATATTGCCAACTTCAACTAATCAACTTTGATAATTCGAGCTATAACTTCACAGTCGGAACTTCAATTACAGTCGAAGTAACCAACTCATCCGGGACTTATGTGCCTATCTTTGGCGGCAGAATCTCGGACTTTACTATTGCAGTCAATCAAGCCGGTAGCCTTGGATATACAACCATTGCACAAATTACAGCTCTTGGTGCTTTATCTAAACTTCCCAAAATTATTGATAATGCAGTTTTATCTAGCGATTACGACGGAGACCAAATTTATACCCTTTTATCTGGATATCTCCTGGGATCATGGAATGATGTACCAGCAGCCGAGACTTGGGCGGCTTACAACCCTACGGAAACTTGGGCAAATGCAGTAAACATTGGCTTGGGTGAAATAGACCGCCCGGGTAATTATGAACTTATTGCTCGATCATCCTCACCTACTGACCTTTATTCAATCTGCGCTGATATAGCTAATTCCGCTTTTGGTTATTTATACGAAGAGGCTAACGGAAATATCGGTTATGCAGACTCAACCCATCGACAGGATTACTTGGCGGCCAATGGCTACACAACTTTGGACGCTAACCATGCCAACGGAATCGGGCTTGCTGCAACCACTCGGGCCGGAGACCTCAGAAACTTATACGAACTGACCTACGGCACAAGTGGCAATCAGAAATACACAGCGCAAGACCCGGACAGTCAAACAACTTATGGCGTTTATGGTGAACTTTTCACGTCAAGAATTAGACACACAGCCGATGCCACAGCTTTAGCAGACAGATACATGAATCTTCGATCCAATCCTTATCCCAAGTTTCAGGGTATTACTTTCGTTTTAGGAAACCCAGAAATCGACAATGCAGACCGAGACGCTTTGCTTAATATATTCATGGGCCAACCAGTTTGGATTCAAAATCTTCCGAGCAATATCACCGGTGGGTCATTCCAAGGTTACGTTGAAGGATGGACTTTCCGGGCCAGCCTAAATAACCTAAGCGTGACATTTAACGCCACACCAATAAACTTCTCCCAAGTTGCTGTAAAATGGGAGCAGGTAAATGCAGCAGAAACTTGGAACACTCTAAGTCCAACCCTTACATGGCTTAACGCGATAGGAGTAGTAGCGTAATGGCAACAACAACACCTAATTTTGGTTGGTCAGTACCGACATCCACCGATCTTGTAAAAGATGGTGCAACGGCAATTGAAACACTTGGCGATTCAATCGACGCATCATTGCTTGATCTTAAAGGCGGCACATCCGGACAAGTGCTTGCAAAAAATAGCAACACCGACATGGATTTTATTTGGGTAGCGCAGGATGACTCAAACGCTATTCAGAACGCTATTGTCGATGCTAAGGGTGATCTTATTGCTGCAACAGCGGCAGACACTCCAGCACGCCTAGCAGTAGGAACTAACGGACATGTTTTGACGGCTGATTCAGCTGAAGCAACTGGTATTAAGTGGGCTGCACCAGCTGGCGGTGGAAAAGTATTGCAAGTTGTACAAGCAACAACAAGTTCAGTAGTTACTACAACATCAACAAGTTATGTAACAACTGGTTTGAGTGCATCAATTACACCATCATCTGCGAGCAATAAAGTTTTGGCATTTTATGTTGTAAATTTTGGAACTACGATTTCTGATTATTTTTTGCGGCACACTTTATTTAGAGGCACAGTATCAGGAACTAATCTGGCAAGTGATGGTTTAGGAAATATGCAAGCAAGCGCAGCCAATTTACGATTTAATCAATCCGCTCAATATTTAGATTCACCAAATACAACTTCTGCAACGACTTACACAGTAGGTTTTAAAGTTGAAAGCACACAAACGGGAACAGTCAGCACCGGCGGCGCTGGTACTTCTACTAGCGTTCTTATCCTAATGGAGATAGCAGCATGATCGATAAAGCAGCAGCAATTTCATCACTTCGCCCAAATACTGAATGGACAATGACTAATGAAGATGTCAAGTCTATTCAATGGAATACGCCAAATGTCAAGCCTTTAACTGAAAAAGAAGTAGCAGACGAAATGGCAAGACTGCAAAAAAATATTGATGATGAAAAATCTAATATTCTATCTAAATTAGGTATTACAGCCGAAGAAGCAGCCTTGCTACTGGCATGAAACCAAAGTTATGCAAAGCCGGTCAGCAGTTAAGGCTTCAAGTAGATGATTCGTACCCAAATCGAGATAGAACCTCAGATGGCTGGGTTGGCGATACACGTCATGCAGCACGTCCTTCTGACCACAATCCTGATTCAAAAGGTATCGTCCGAGCCATTGATATTGACCGGGATTTATCTGGTAAAGCAAAGACAGACCTCATGCCTGACCTTGCAGATCAGATTCGACTCTGCGCAAAGTCTGACAAGAGAATTAGTTACATCATCTTCAACGGCAAAATTGCTTCCTCTCGCATGGGGTGGCGTTGGCGCAAGTATTCTGGAATCAATCCGCATATTAAGCATTGCCACATTTCTTTCACTCCAAAGGGCGATACAGATAGTTCGTTCTTTAATATACCCATGTTAGGCGGAACAGTATGAATCTCAAGCACCCAGCACTCGTAGCAGTAGGAGCGTTTCTTGCAGTATGGGGAACCACATCAAACTTCGACCTCAACTATCGCTCAATCTTGGGCGCA